GGATTAGAGGGCATCGTAAATTACATAAACAAGCGTAAAAAGGGTTGCAAAAAATGGTCTACATCAATGAATCTTAAAAAACCAAAGGTTAAGAAAAACGACCATAAATGGAGTTTTAAAAAACTTAGAGAATATGCAAAGACCCCGGAAGATAAGGAGGTATGGAGAAAGTTATACAAAGGGTATGAGCCTACCAAGATTGATTTTGAATACAACGATTATACAGGGTGGAATTGCTACCTACGATTACGGAAAGTGAGGGATTAAAGAATGGATAAAAACAAAATGATACCGCCCAAGATTTGGGAAACGGATTGTAAATATTGCAGATTCAGAGATAGCGAAGAAAACTTTGAATACGGCACAGGGAAAAATAAATATGATACACCGTGTAAAATCGGCATATTTAGCGGTAGGTCTTTGCATTGGAACGATAATACAAAGAGTTTTGACCTCACAGACCAAGAAGTATATACAGAGCATTGCGGACCGTGTAGACCGAATGAATTTTATGGAATCTGTGGAATGTGTGAGTATTTCAATGGCTTTCATACAGAATCGGAATACCCGAACGGAATATATTGCACACACCCAAAAGGACCGGAAAACCGCCGTAATGTTATGC